CGACCAGCGAGCCGATCCCGGCCTGCTTTTGATTGTAAGCATCCATCTGGGCCTGATAGGCCTTCCATGTATTTCCGCCGACGTCTGGCGCCTGAGCGGTGCCCTGGGCATAGTTGCCGAATTGCGGATTGCCGACCGCCTGGCTGTTGCCCATAAGCGCGCTGAGCTGCTGGAGCGGGAGGTTGTATTCGCCCATCTCGTTGCCATACTGGCGCTGGAACTCATTCGAAGCGTCGAGGTCGGCCTGCCTCGCGGCGCCGAGCAGCGAGGTGTCACGCGCCTGATTGAATTGGCTGAACTGATCGTTGGCTATCTCGCTGCCGAGAGGAAGTCCGCGGTCTGAGAGCATGCCCTCTAGCTGGGTGAAGCCCCTATCAAACTCTGGGCGAAGCAAGGCCATCTGAGAATCAAACGACTTCTGGCGCACGCCATCGACGTTAATATTGGGGTCGAACTCCCCAGTAGGAAGCCGCCCGATCGCCCCAGTGATCGCATCGCTGATACCGCGCTGCGAGCCGATCTGGCTATCGAACAGGCTTTGCAGTTCCGGCGACAACGATGTCGTCTGGTTCATCCGCTGCGCGCCAGTAACCGGGTCAATTCCGGCGCTTTCGTAGGTCATACTTCCGAAAGGCGAGTATTGATTCATCGAGTTCAACGACTGGTTGAACTGAGCGACGTCCTTGCTCGCCTTGGCTTCTGCCGCCGATACCTTCACTGGATCAGGCGCTTTGGGTGCACTCTTGCCCAATTTCAAAAATCCCTTGATTTTTAAGGCGAGATGTTGGACATCTATGCCTAGTTGTTTTCCAAAGCGGAGAAAAGACGGTGCCAGGCAAGAAGGCCCCTCTGAGAGAGCGATTTGATGCCAAAGTCCTCAAAGGTGACGGCTGCTGGGAGTGGCAAGCCACAAAGAACAATAAAGGATACGGGATGATCGGAATCACCACAGCTATAGGCAAACGCCTCGCTCACCGGGTGAGTTACGAACTGCATATCGGCCCCATACCCGACGGCTTATGCGTCCTCCACCGATGCGACAATCCTGCCTGCGTTCGACCGGGGCACCTTTTCCTTGGAACCAAGCGTGACAACGTCGCTGATATGGACACGAAGGGCCGCCGCGTTGTCGGCATCAATCCGGACAACAAACCGCCTCGCCACACTGAAGATGACCACCCGCGGGCCAAATTGACGGTAAGGCTCGTTGAAGCCCTGCGCCACCGGCACGCGGCCGGCGCATCTCTCTGCGCCCTGGCTAGGGAATGCGATGTCAACAAGACCGTTATGCGTCGCGCGTTGCAGGGCAAGACGTGGCCATCGGCAGGCGGCCCCCTGGCCGTCTCTCAGCCTAAGAAGTACGAGAGCTATATCGGCTCAACGCACGCCAACTCGAAGCTGACAGAAGAGATAGTCCGCTCGGCTCGCATGCGCCACGCCAATGGGCTGAGCGGACAGAAACTTGCCGACGAGTACGGCGTTAGCATCTCGGTCATGTACGACGCGCTCAAAGGCCGGTCCTGGAAGCACGTCACCTGATCCACTTCTCGGCATCTGCCCTAAGCAGCCCGTAAACGAGACAGTCCTTGCCAATTCCTCGCCCGTGCCTGATCTTGCCTTCCAGCTTGAAGCCGAGGCGTTCGTTCAGGGTGCGTGCGGGCCTGTTGGCTTTTGAGATGATCGAGGTCAGGCGGATGCAGGCCAGTTGCTGGAAGGGATAGCCCAGCAGCACCTTGACTGCGCCACGGGTCAGCCATCCAGGATCGCCGGCCGATGTCAGCATGATGTCGTGCTGCCCTGGCGCAATCTCGTGCCAATTGCTATAGACCACGCCACCGATCAGCCTACCATCCCGCGTTACCCCGATGGCTTCGAAGTCCTTCGTCGGCGGCGTGTAGAGATCCGTAATCTTCCCAGCCACCCACTCGGCTACCGCTTCGCGCTGACCAGACAGGATCACCTGAACCTTACGATTTGCTGCTCATCGGGGATCATTCCTTGCCGAGGATCTTAACCAAATCATCGGAAAAGATTACGTAGTTCCGTGAGCCCTCGCCTGCGCCGCGCGAGCCTTGGTCGAGATAGCGGATGCCTGGAATTCCCGCTTCACGGAGGGCTTGCGTTAACTCAGCATCGCCGCCAAAGTCTCCACGCAGCGTATCCCGCATAGCGCTACCGGTCATGAAGTCTCCGTCGTCATTCAGCCAGCGATTGATTTCGGCGCGCCGAAACTCGTTCGGATGCGAGGCGGCAAGCTTGCGAATAGCAGCTTTCACGCTTTCGCTTTGCTGGCCTATCGGCTTATCCCAATCCAGGAGCTGTTCCGGTTCGACGTCGAGTTCTGTGCGGTAGACTTTACCGACAGGTTGTAATTCAACATTCTTTTCAAGATTGTCGATCAGCTTCAGTTCGGAGCGGCGTTGCGTCGCGATTTCCGGCATGCCGTAGCCATCTGCATGCCGGGCCGCTGTCGCTAGTTCGTTGCGCAACCCGTCCAGCGTCATTCGGCGGCCCTGTCGGTCATGCCCTTTGAGCTTATTCAGAAGGCTTTGTTCTTCTGCTGTCGGGACAAAGCCTTCCTTGAACTTGACCGAATCTGAGAAATCGCCAAGAGCGTCCGCATAACTGCGCGCAACTGCTGGAGCTTCAGCGGCATACCATCCATGTCCGTAAACCTGCGCCCCTTCTCCAGTTCCGATCTTATCCAGCCGAACGCGCCCAAGCGGAAAGTCCTGCACGACCTCATGTCCCAGTGGTACATCCGGCAATCTGTCAGGGCTTCCAACCAGATAATCCTGTGTCCCATCTGGTTTTCTGACTAGCCTTTCCGCAGGATAATCATGCGGAGAGCCATGCCATGCCGGGATGGCGTAGAGGGTGTCTTGCGACGCTTTCGGGGCCATGCTATCGAGCAGCTTATTAACGCCGCTCGGCAAATTCTGGTCCATCCACGCCGCGCCGCGTTTGGTGCCGCGAGCAACGACCCCAGCGCCAGGAATTGCCCCCAGTAGCGCTGTGGCAAGGTTGCCGTACTCCGAGGCGGCGTTGCCCCACTCACCCTTCCCCAAGGCTTCTGCACCACGTCCTGAGGCGTCCCAGGCATCGCGAGCGGACATCGCCTCGCCGGAGCCGGGAGCCATGCTGAGACCAAACTCAGCCGCCTTACCCGGATTCTCAACGGTATAGCCGAGCAGCGCTCTTGCCAGCGAACTGAACGGGTTGAGCGGCGGGGCAGCATCACCAAGCCCCTGTTCCTGTGGCAGGGGCTGGGGACGGCTGGCCACATAATTCTTGGCGTTCTGAGCCAGCGCCCTCGCCAGTTCGGACATTTAGAGCTGCCCTCCCGGCGTGCCACGCAGATCAGACGTTGACCAAACCACATTCTGCGCACTGGAGATGGTTCGCACCGCCGGTGCGACCGCGCGACCGTAGCCCCTGATCGAATACCATTTGCGGCGGGAAACTGCGGGGGACCCCCAGTCCGATCCCCAATCATCGCCCCAGTCGGCGCCCTCAGCGCTCACGGAGATATCGTGGATGGTGCCGAGCGAGCCATCCTTGAAATCAATGTCGAGCCCGAATTGGACTTGTGTCGGGCCGTTGGCGTCGATGTTCGGCCGGAACGAATTGTACCGCATCGAGTTGGAACCCTGGGTCGGGTAGGTTGCGCCCTGCCGCGACAGCGTGGTAATTGATGCGCCGTTGTCGGTGCCGGTGGTGTGGCTGAATACCTTGTTGCTTGAGTAGGAGCCAAAATACAGGATGCCGCTCAGATCGGCGAATGAGGCCACCGGCATATCGGTGTAAGTGGTCCAGGCCGGAACACGGGTGTTGTAGACATAGATCAGCGTGGTGTCGGTGCCGGTAGGGAAGATGAAATAAACGATACCGTCAAAGAAGTAAGCCGACCAGTTGGTATTAGCCTTGTAGCGCTGGTAGTCTGCTTTCCATGAGGGGGCAACCTTGCCCCAATTTCCGAGCGCGTCGGGGGAAAAAGCGTTTTTATCGCTGCTGCTCTGAAGCACATTTGACAGCGGGATTGGCCCCGAAACAGTCATGAGAATGAGTTCGCCGCCAACTTTGATCGTTGCATCGGCCTCGACCAGTTGGGGGGCCATGTACTTGCCGATCAGGCTGAAGTTGGTGGCCGGATTGCCTTGGTAAACGATCACCTGCCCCGTATCCATGACAAACACGGTAAGGTCGTCGGAGCCATCGCCGCCATCGCGCGACCATGAATTCAGGGCAATGCACTTGCCGCCACTGGCGATCTGCGAGAGCTGAAACGCGGTCAGGGCTCCGGTGACCGAACCGATACCACCATAATAGACATCGGCGGAATTGTTGATGGTGAACCATAGCCGGTCCCTGACCTGCTTGATCGTGGACAGAGATGTCAATGTCGGTCCGGTGAAGCCCGTTGCACTGTCGTTGGTGCCATCATAGCGCCACGGCGTATCGGTGCCATTGACGCCGAACAGATAGCCGTTGAAATTGTCATGGCTCCACAGGTCGGAAGTGTAGTTCGCCGCGGTGAATGTCGATATGGTTGATGTCGTGACATCGTGCAGTTCGCCATCAGCCGCCGCAATCAGTTGTTTGCCGGTTGCGCCCTTCCAGACCATCAGCGTTGGCACCGTCGTCGCACCGGTAACCGTCGCATGGCTGGCATGTCCAGGACGGACCAGGCAGGAGCCCTCGTCCGGAAGGAAGTTGCGCAACACCCGCGCCTCGGTCTGCGCCAACCGGGTGAAGTTCTCGCGTGAATTTAGCCCGTTATGCGGCGCGGGTATGGGGAAAGACCGGCCGGTCCCGGCGCCCTCTGGCGTTTGAACGTTAGCGACCATGGCTATGCGCCAAAACCAGTATCAGGAATGTTGCCGATGCCGCCATCGACCATCGGATTATTGGCCCCGAAGTCGATCGGTGCCTTGGGCGTGTCGTTGCTCAAGTAGTCCAGGATGCCGGTCAGATAATCGGCCTTGTCCTCGGAGAACGGCAGGCCCTTGGATTTCTTGAAATAATAGACCACGCCAAGGATGAACAGCTCGGCATCAAGTCGGCATAGGTCACTGTCAGCGGCCCAATCCTCGATCGCCGTGCCGCCGCTATTGGTGCAATAATAGCGGGAGTAGTACTCGTAAACGATGGTGTTCACCGTCGTCGGCGTCGGATAGAGCTGGAAGAAGTTCCCCGCCACCCGGTACCAGTAGCGCACTCCGGCGCTGACCGTCGCCGATTGCAGATATTGCCAGATCCGCGGCGTCGCCGGGCCGAGCAGCTCCCAGTCGTTGGTGCGGTCCCATGACGTGATATGGGAGAACTGGCCATAGTCTGTCGGCAGGGCATAACTTGATGTGCTGGCTACGGTGGCAAAAGTATGCTCGGTGGCCAACGCCTGCCACCTCACCTTGGCGGCCAGCTCGCGCCCGGTCTTCAGCGCCGCCCGCTTCAAAGCGATCGCGGTCGGGTCTTCATTCCCGATGATCGTGGTGGGAATGTCGAAATCCGACAGATCTTCGATTGCCTCCGTGCAGATCTGCAATAGCGTCTTCGAGCGGGCCATGCGCGTTAGCCTTGCTGAGCGTAGCCGTAGCCGTTATTGGCGCGGGTTTTCAGGAACTTCTGCGCCGCGGTGCGCCATTTGCGGGCGCCCATGCCGACCGATTCGCAAGTGGCGTCGGACATGATGGCGAGTTGCTCAACCGTGGTCAGGCCGTGCAGCTTGAACTCAGCCGCCTTGTGGTCCGGCAGACCGTCGAATTCGGCAAGTGCCGTACCTTCTGGGACAACGTTGGCCGCGCCCTTATAAGCCGCCCATGCCTTGGCAAACCGGCGCGTCCACTGCGCGGCGGTGTCGGGGTCGGCCTCTTCCTTGACCAGCGCGTAGGACACATCGCCCTGAATGCCTGCGGTCTTGTGCTCGATCGCCGGCAAGGTAACGTAAACTTCCTTGCGCTGCTTCTTGCTCTCGGTCTCGTTGATGCGCTTGACGTGGACCACGCGCCCGATGATCGCCGGGTCATTGGTGGCCGGGAACCAATCGGTCTGCGGGATCGGTGACATGATAGTCATGGAAATTCCTATACGATGACGTTGATTTTGTTGGATGTGATGAAGATGAACAGGGCAGCTGCTCCGGCCGGCAGGTCAACCGGCAGATCCGCAGTTTCCCCATTGAATGCAGCGCCTGACGGCGGATAGATATAGAGATTGGTGGAAGCGCTGCTATTGGCGACTGAGCGGAAGTCAAGAGAATTGCCGGCGCGCAGGATAACGCCCTGCCCCGCTGATAAAGACGGCACCTGCACATGATCCGCAACCATTGGCGTGGCATCGGCACTGGTTGATCCGGCGGCTGCCTGTGTTTCGGCCGCGTCGCCCAGAATTCGGCCAACGAGCGGAGTTTGTGTGGTCATGAGTCCGAGACCTTTCTTGTAACAATGAAGGTTGACACCCCTGAAGCGGCAATGTCCTTCTCGACAGTCAGCCCCAAAACACCGAACAACCCAAGCCACCAGTCGTGCGGATGCACGCTGAGATGCAGTTGCTGGCCGATGACGGCGCCGAATGAATCGCGCGTGGTCGAGATCTGGAAGAACACCGTTTCCGCCGACCGCATGATGTGAAGAATGACCTTCTCGACATCATCGGGCGGAATGTGCTCCATTACGTCGCAGCAATAGCCGTACGGCGCGCGCAACGGGCATGGCCGTGTCAGATCCCACTCGATGAACGGCAGGACCAGCGCCTCCTGGTCCCGGCAGCCGCTGACGAAATCGGTCAGCATGACGTCGAGCCCGGCCTTGGCGAGCGCCAGGCCGCCGCGACCGGTGCCGCAGCCAAAGTCGATCACCGGCCCTTTGCCTTCCACCTTGACGAGACCGAGAAAGGTCGGGGCCGCGACTTCACCCGGCGAATAGGTGCGATAGGCATCGATCTGCCACATCCGCGTATACTTGTCGCGCTCGGTGAGGTTTTCCTGCGGGGTGCGCCAGAGATGCTGCAACAGCCCGTCGCCCCAGACGTTGACGGTTGCGCCTTCCTGCATCAGCGCTTGCGCCGCGATCGGGAAGCGCTCGGCCTGAACGCGCATGGTGATCGAGGTCTGGAACGACCGCCCGGCCCACTGGTACGAGATCACCGGAATGCCGTTGTTCATCGGTTGGCGATAGACGTGGCTCTGGCCGTCGCGATGGCAACTGTCGTAGCCGAAGATCTCCATCCTGCGAAAACCCATGCAGAACGCTGCACACAGCGCCCCGAGCCCACTCGATGCCTCGCCGCCAAGCAGGGCATAGCCGCCGCGCTTCACCTTGGCCGGCGGGAACCATTCTTCCTTGGCGTGCGCCGCGCTGTGCCACACCACCGGATCGGGGACGCTGGCCATGGTCACCGGGTTGACCTGCGAGGCGATCAGATGCCCGCGCGCTTCCGGGTCGATCAGGGTTGCGGATTCCGGCTTGGCGTCGCACGTTACCTGCCAATCGACGTCGATGCCGTATTTGCGCAGATATTGCGATGCGGCGTTGATGGCGAATATCGTTCCGCCCTCAGCTACCAGGGCGCTAATGTCGTCGAGATGATCGGCAACCGAGGCGCCGCCGCCGCCGAATATAGCAATCCCGTCATGCGGCTGGGCAGCGCTGAGCCAGCGTAAATCCCTGGCCGTGTTGGCGCGAATGTTGGCTTCGATCTCCTCTTCAGGCGTATTGCACAGCACGATCACCGGGATATGCAACGGTTTTTCCGAGTGGGGGCTCTGATAGTTCCACTGGAAGAGGTCGTATTTTGGCGCGGCCATGAAGTCTCCTGAGTGAAGAGGCGGCCCGAAGACCGCCTCTGATAGGGTGTATCAGCTCACATCTGACGTGTCATGCGGGCGCTGAATCATCACACGGACGGACGTAGCGCTGGTCGTCGCCGAAGCGAGCGCCGCCACACACATGCCGTTGAGGATCGAGCCCGTCGCCACAACCACAGCGGCACCGGCAGCTGCGCCGATAGCCTCACCGACGCCCAGCGACAACGCGGCGTCCTTGACGATGACGGCCTGACCACTGATCTGATACCAGCCATAGGAGCTGGCCAGATTGATGGACATCGCCACTGCAAGCGGCCTCGGGAGGTTCAGCGCGCTGGTGTGCAGCGCCGTAATCCAGACCGCGTCATAATTGACGATCGATCCGACCACTGTAGAAGCGACGCCGGTCAGATAGATGAACTCGCCTTCACCATAAGTCGGATCGACTGCTCGGACAATCGTGCCGAGCGGATGGTTCTGGGTCGAAGAAGTGTCAGCGATAGGCTGCGCACCAATCCGACCGTCAACGAAACGGAAAGTCATAGCGTTATTTCCTTATGTCGGTGGTTACGCGCAGATCACAGCCTGAAGGCTTCTGTTGCTAACTGTGCAGTTCCCCGCCCAGTACATCGGGACAACAACGGCGTCCTGATTGACAGCAGCCTTGCGATCGTCCGTCGTAAAGTTGCGCTCTGAATGCGGACGGTAATGCAAATAGTCCGTGTTGAGCATGTACATCCGATTGGTATTGCAGTTGCCGTCGTAGAAGACGTCCGCGCCCTTGTACTTGTAGGACACGAAACCACCATCGCCGACATCAGCCTTGTGGAATTGCTGCTTGGCCTGAAGCGACTCTTCGTAGAAGGTGAAGTAATTTTCACCAGCAACGATAAAGTCGATGTCGTCCGAGCCGCGCAGCGAGCGCAGATAGACCAGGTTCATGGCGTGCTGGATGGTCGTGGCCGAAGCCGTGACGCCAGCCGTCGAGAAGTCGTAGAACTGGTTACGCCACCAGGTCTGCGCCGAGGCATCGATCCCACCGACAGTCCCCGATGTCGGAAGATCCGCCACCAGATGCTGAAGGCCGCCGATCGACTTGCCTGAGTTCTCGGTGTTGCTGTAGTACAGCGCGTCCGAGATCTGGTTGGCCATGGTCTTCTCGGCAACCTTGATGCGCGATTCGATCAGGTTGAAGACGCGCTCGTCCGAGGCGTTCTTCAACATTTCGAGGCCGGACATCGTGACGTTGCAGTTCGCCTGCTTCCACGCGAACTGTGCTGAGGTCAGCACGTCCGAAGCTTCAACCGACAGGGTTTCGTAGCCCGAATACCAGCTGAAGGTTGTGTTTTCAGCATACTGCAAGTTTTCTAGCAGTTCGGTGCCGCCTGAAGCAGAGTCCGTATTGCCCTTCCGCTTCAGGCGGAGCAGAAGCGGGTTGTGGGCGAGGACGTTATCAGCCATGCGCTCGCGGTAGTTTGAGAGCGTCGTGGTGATGATTTCAGTGTATGAACTATTAGGGATCGCCATGGGTCAGGGCCTCCTTAGCCCCGCGCCCGGCCTGCTGCGTCTCTGATCATGCTCTTGAGATCCTGTGCCGGCGCTTTGGCGGCGCCTGCGACAGATCCGATCCTTGGCTTCAGGGTTTGCGCGGTTCGCGCCTTATCTGCCGCCTGGCGCTTTGCGGTCTCTGCCTGGGCGGCAGAGGCTTGGGCGTCCAGCAGCGACTGGCGAGTGCCCGGATTTGCCCAGACGGCGACGTCATACGCCGCCTTGAGCATTTCTGAGGGCTCGCCAATCGCCTTGATCTCGGGATTGTTGGACAATTCCCAAGACATGCGGTCCTCTACTTCAGCGAAGTGAGGATAGATCGGGGCTCCAGCATCGTCCTTGGATTCGGCGAACTGCTGGATGGTGCGAACGATGGTGCGCTGGGTTTCGGCGGCTTGGGCCTGTTGCTGGGCCCGTGCCGCCTGTTCCTGACGCTGGATGTGAGCTTGATATTGCGCGAGCTGAGATTTCAGCGGGCCAAGCTCTTCACGAAGTTTGATGATTTCAGGGTCCATCCATTCGGCGGCGGCGGAATTGCCTTGTCCGTTTGGCTGACCCTGTCCAAGTTCCGGGAAAAGCTGCTGGGGCGTTAGACCGGTCTGCTGCATAAACCATTTCGCATACCCGGCAGGATCCTTGCGAGCGTAGGTGTCCAACTGAGACCAGTGCTGGATAGCCTGGGCTTCGTTGGCACCGTGACGTTGCAAGAGCGTGCGCTGCTCGGGCGAGAAGAGTTCGCGAACAGTATCGGTAAACTTCCGATATTCAGCGTGTTCCTGAGCCTTCCGCGTAAACTCGCCTTCCAATTCCTTGGTGTGTCCGAGCCACTCCTTGGCGACTGCCTGGAGGTCTGGACTTGCCGCGAACTTGGCAAAGGCTTCCTTCCGCTTCTGCGGCCAGTGATGGGGCGCCTCAAGGATAGAGGGGGCCATAGCCTCCCCTTGAGAGCCGTCCTGGACGGTAAGAGAGCCGGATTCGGCTTTCGCTTTGGGCTCAAAGGCGGTAAGTTTCTTGTCGGCGGGCTCTGCCCTGGCCGGGGCCTCATCCGCCGTCCTCTCGGTAACGGTCTTGGCCGCCTTCGCCAAGGATTCCGAGAGCGATAGCCCGGATTTCTCCGGAGCCGATACGGCAGTACTACTTTCGCCGCCAGCATTGCCTGTGTCCAGGCCGCTTTCAGCAGCTTGATTGTCTAAATCCATTGGAATTGTTGGTCCTTTTGTCGGTTAATCGACCCACTTGAAATCGGCCGCCTTCAGATCTTCCGGCGACACGTAGGTTTCCTTCGCAATGCGCTTCTTCTGCTCGGGGACGAGCTTTCCCTTGAGTTCGCCGCATTGCTTGATGCCGTTGGCGCGCTCATATTCGCGCAGCTGCGACCGGGAGGTGATCTCGACCGTGTCGCGGGTGGCGATAGAAACGAAGGGCTCGATGTCAGCGAGGAAATAGGGCGAAGCGACCGCGGTGGATCGCTTCGCCTGTAAGTTGGTCCGCTGTTTAGGCGGACTGGGGGGAAGACGGTTGTCGGGGTTCTTCAGCCAGGACAGGTCCAGGCCGGCGAGAGAGACGGGCATGCTAATACCCCGCTACCAGCACCGTTGCCGTGGTGGCTGTGGCATTCACGCGCCGCCAGCGTCCAGGAATCATTGTTCCGACCGGGGGAGCGGTGAACAAGGCGGTGGTGTTGTCCTCATTGACGGCGGTCACGTTGCCGGCGCCGCCGACATAGATCACCCTGGCAACGAAGGCCAGATCGACCGTGTCACTCGGCGTAATGGCCACCCATTTCTCGGGTACTGCCGCGCTCATTGGATTAGTCACATATCTGTCTACCATGATGGTCCCTGTCTAAAATCCCAATCCCATTCCGATGCCCATGGATGAGGGCGATCCATAACCGTAATTGGACGGGCTCAGGCCCGTCGCCGCAAGGCTGTCGCCGACCACAAGGAGATTCGCGGTTGCGGCAATCCTCAGCGCAGCAGCCGATACCAGCGTGTCTGATACCGCCGCCATCGCCACGGTTGCCCGGATTGCGAGTTGCGCGGCTGATGTGACTGTGTCGTTGGCCTCGGTGACCGCAAGCGTTGCTCGCAGCGTGATGGCCGCAGATGACGTGAGCCCATCATCGGCCTCAGTGGCTGTGTGAGTGGCGTGGATCGCCAGCGCGGCGCTCGATGCGACCGCGTCGGCCGCTTCCGCGATCGCCGCTGATGCCGTGATGCCTGACGCCGCCAGCGTGCCGTTTGCGGACAGCGTGTCATCGGCCGCCGTCAACGCTGACGTGGCCCTAATCGCCACAGCCGCAGCCGATGCCACGGTATCTGACGCCTCGGTGATCGCAGCCGTTGCGCTGACCGGGCCGGCGGCCTGGGCCTCCCAGAAGCCGCCAACTACCAGGGTTGCCGCATCGACCGCGGTGTCGCGGACCAGATGCGGCGCGACAAGCCTTCTTGTTGGCTGCAAGCGGAACAGGCTCGCCATCGGCTAACCGTTCGCTACAGTGATCTCCAGATCGGGCAGCCCTGACGAGGTGCTGTCAGCGGAAACCAGCATGAACAGGGCGCTGTTGTCGAAGATCTGCGGCAGCCCCAGACGCAGAAGGTCCAAGGTGTCGCCGTCGTTGACCATCTTGACGCGCATCGAGGCAAGCCGCCTCAGCACCAGCACGTTGAATGTTCCAACAGTGGCCACGCTGCCCGCGACATTGGTGATGGCCTGGAGGCCGGTATCGCCTGCCGCGAATGGAAGCTGCCAGCAGCGCCCGACCGTTGGAGCCGCGCCGATGCCGACCGCGCCCGTCGTTGCTCCAGTGTTGCCATCCTGATCGGTATAGGTGACGTTGACGGCCTGGTTACCGGTCGCGGCCGTCACCTGCTCGACCCAGATCTCGGTTTGCTTGTAGTCGGTGCCGGGCAGCCGCGCGGAGTAAGACGGCTGCGAACTCAGCGCGGTATTGGCATTGAAGGCATAGGCCCCGGCCTTGAACAGCAGGTCAAACAATGCGATGCGGCAGGCGACATTCGAGGCGAACTCGACCTGGGCGAGATACCCGGCCGCACCGCCGCCGAAGGTGTTGATCGATGGGCAGCCAGTCGTTGCGTCGGTCGGCACGACGCCGGCTGCGGTGCTCGATCCAGCAAGCGTTCCTGCGCCGGGATCGCCAGCAAGATCGAAGATCGAGAACCAGCCCGCCGCTACGATCGTGCGCGTGGCTGACTTGAACAGGGAAATTCTTTGCTTCGTCGCCCCTATGAAACCGTCAAGCGTCGAGATCGCCATCAGGCGTTGCCGGCCGTGAGCGAGAAACTGGTGACGCTGAACGATTGCCCGGCCGTGAACGACACGCTATCGACGATCATATCCGCACCGCTGGTGCCCACCGTGCCTTGCATGTGGGCTGTGGTGCCATCCGAGGCATAGATGCGGAAATGCGCGGCTGTTCCCGTGGCATCGGCCGCAGTATCCTGCCAGGTGCCGGACATTGCCTTGACACCAGCCGAAGCCGCCGCCATCCAATCTGAGGGAAGATTGACCGTCGCGAGCACCGTGCCTGCATCCGCCGTGGCCACATTGGCCGGAACCGCACCGGTGCGGATTTTCAGGACTGCGGAAGCTCCGATTGCCGTTTCGACCGCGTCAAGTTTGGCGTTGCGGACAGCAGCAGAATATTGAAGTGCCATGTTTTCCCTTAGTGCAAAAGCATAATGATGGCTTCGAGGTCGTCATCGTCATCGTCGTCCGACACTGCGAAACGCTGATCCATGGCGCGCTCGATCGCCGCGATTTGTTCAGAGACTGCGGCGAGTTCGGTCTCCCAGCGCTGCATTTCAGCCGCTGAAGCCATTGCCGCATGCGGGGCGACAACCATGGCCGGGATGGCTTCGAGGGCGTCCTGGGCCTGTTCTGCGGCGTCCTCGGTGGGCTGCGGGCCGTAGATGGCTTCGCGGAGCAGGCGCTTCAGCAGCGCCTCGGTCTCCTTGCGACGCTCCTCTAGCCTTTTCAGCCGGCGCTTGTTGCGCTTAAGCCGGGCCTTGTCCTCTTCCTCGGATGCCGGATAGCCGCCGCGAACAACCGTCTGAGCCGCGCCGACCGCTATATAGCCGCGAGTGACAACCTCGGCGATCGACCCGAATGAGCCGAAGCCGCGGGTAACGATAGTGGCGATAGACATCAGTCGCGAGAAGCTGCCGTGGGCGTGGTGCCATCATTGAGGGTCACAACGAAGGCGCTCGACCCGCCAAGCTGCTTGACGGTATAGCTCGTACCGCTGATCGAGAAGTCCATCAGCACCTGATGCACCGCAAACATCGCCTGGGACAGGGTTGGCGCCGTGCCGTTGGCGGCGTAGCTCTCGGTCATCTGCGTCGTCAGCAAATCGGCGACCGAGATGTCGTTGAGCGCGGCAATGTCGGTCTGCACGGAGTTGATTTCGGTTACCAGTTCGGCATTGGTCGGCGGGTCATAGGCGTTCAGCGCGTCAGTGCATTCGGACTGGACTTCGGTGTCCCAGGATGCATTCCACGGGATGGCGGAGAGCCCCGCGCCGGCAGCACCGATCTCAGCGGTATCGGTCAGGATGCTGGCCGTTTCCGCCTTCACCGCGATAATGTCGGCGGCTATCGTTGTACCGGCCGCGCCGGTTACGACCGCTGCATAGATGGTGTTGGCGTCGGCGGCCGGATCACCGATAGCCTGGCCGAATGTGCCTTGCGTCTGGTGCCCGGTGGCGTCCTCGTCCCAAACTCCATCGGCGATCTCTGCCACGGCATCAGCGGCGAGGGCATCGGCATCGATCGCACCGGTGGCAATGGCTGCCGCATCGATAGCACCGGCTGCGAATTTAGCACTGGTAATCGCACCGGTGGCAATAGACCCGGCATCGATGGCGTTGTCGGCAATGGCAGTCGCGGTAATTGCGCCGGCGGCGATCGAGCCGACCGTGACACTCAGCGCCGCCGATGCGGCGAACATAGCATCGAACACCACCTCTTCCAGCACCTGGAATTCGTGGTAGACTGGCAGCGCGCCGCTTTCATGCACCGCCAATTGCAGCCGGCCAACGGTGTCCGTGTCGGTAGCATCGAGGGTGATGGTATAGTAGCCCAGTTCATCGTGCGTGCCACCGCCGGAGTTCTTGCCGACGATGTTGGCACCGTTCTTCGACAGCCGGATATCGGCAGCATCGACGGTCAGGCCGCTTTCCACCGTATTTCCGTCTAGGCTGTCTACAAACGGGCCGATCAGCACCGCCTGCGAGGCCGTGGATTGCCGAAGATAGAACATTAAGCTGCTTTCATCCTGCGGTAGTGATTGCGGAACACGGGCACGGCGGTGCCGGCGGCGGCCGCTTTGATGGTGAGGGCGCTGAAGATGCGTTGATCGAACGGCGTTGTATTCGGTGTCGACGTGGTCCAGGACACGGCATCGGATGTTGAGCCGGTTCTGGCCTGTGCCTGCCATTTCAGGAAGCTGTCCGGCGAATTCGTCTCGAACAACTCGGTAAACGATGATCCTGCCGCCACGCTGGCATCTGAGGCGTCGGCATCGCCGAGAATGTTGAGGAACGCCAGCACGTCGTCGCCAGCGGCCGGCGCCGCCGAGAGCGTCAGGCTGTTGGTGGTACTGGTGTTGCTGTCCGATGCCGTGCCGCCAACTGGCGACCCGGTGTCGTATCCGGTATAGGCATAGACGGCGATGCCGTATGCATAACTGGTGTGCCCGGTGTGCGTTGACGTCACGGCCATCGAGGCGCCGGTCGATACGGGGGCAGTCCACAACTGGTGGATAAAACCATCAGTTCCAAAGCTCATGGTCTGGCTAACTCGCTTAGTCCAGGTCCAGCCGCCGCCCGTGGTAATGAAGTCAGTGTCGCCGGTCGCAATATCATTGGAGCCGCACATCACCGCAGCAATCAACAGGCTGTTGTTTGCTGGCGTGAAATTCCCGGTTGCGAACGGCCCGCTACCCTGCGCCACGAACCCGCTATTGTCGTGGAAATGAAATCCGTGATCAGCCCGCGAGAGCGCCATTAGTTAAACGCTTCGATCCGGTTGTCAGCACCGCGCACCAGCTGCCGGCCCTTGGCCATCTTCTCCAGCATGGCGCGCAGGTCAGTCTCGCTGTTCTGGCCACGCTCGACGCCGATCGCCCGGCGGGTGCGGGGATCGCGCTTGACGTTGACCGGCGCGGTGATGTGGCCGACCACGGCGGTCAGCGCCTCAGTGGTCTCATCCTGCTGCTGTGCAATGCCTTGCAGAGCCTTGGCGATCATCATCTGCTGCTCGGACATCTGCTCGGCGACCGCCTGCGACACCTGTTTGGCCAGGCCTTGCAGGAAACTGCCCATATTGGCGGCCTTCGGCGCCGATCCGCCATTCGCCGATGCGGCAGTGCCAATTGCCTTGGCCGCGCGCTCCTGCTCCTTGCCGGCGGCGTCGCGCTCTTTCAGTTCCTGATCGAACAGGCGGTCTTCCTGCGCTGCCTCCCGCTCGATCATCGCCGCCTCGCGGTCGTCCTCATGCTGCTGCTGGCCCAGATGCATCTTGAAGGCTTCGGACGCCTCCTTCATCTCCATCTCGCGCTGCTTAAAGCCGAGTTCCTGCTGCTTGAACGCAAGTTCGGCTTGCATGCCTTGCTGCTTCAGGCCATGTTCCTGCTGCTTGAAGGCCATATCGGCTTCGCGGTCTTTCTGCTTGCCGGCGAACTCGGCCTCCTTGACCTTGGCCTCCATTTCAAGCTTCTGCTGCTCGGGGTTGGGCTGCTCCGGCATGTCCTGGATCTGGTCGAAGGCGTCTTCGAAGGTCTCCTCAAGTTGGCGGCCGATCTTGAACGCCCCGAGCGTGAACATCGTCAACTCTTTCATCAACGGGGCAAGCGAGCGGTTGCTCTGGATCGCCGGGATAGCGCGCTCTAGCCACTGCGTCATGGCGCCCATGACCTCGATGCGCTGCGTCTTCTCGGTCTCGGCATCCTGGAAGACGGTCGAATCCGTCTCGATATCGATGGAATAATTCCTGCGTTCGTCGGTGCGCAGGATCGGCTCGATCTCTTCCCATGACACCGCTTCGAGGATGGCTTGCGCCTTCTCTATCTCCTGCGGCGATGGCATGGGCGGCATCTGTGGCGCCATTCCCATCGCCTGAGGCTGGGGCATCATGTTCATGCTGCCATTCCTTGCGGCATCGGCTGAGCCTGGCCACCCGGTGGAGGCATCGGCGGCCCGCCCTGGGGCTGCTGCTGCACCATCTGCTGCTGTTGGGCTTGCATCGCTTGCATCTGTTTCATCTGCTCGACGCGCGCCATGATCTGCTGCGCCTGGGCTTTCTCCTCTGCCGTGGGCAGCAAGATGCCGCTCATCTGCGAGAGTTGCTTGGGCTCAAAGTGCTCGGCAATCAGTTCGCCCTTGATCTCGAACAGATCGCGGACGAAGCGTTGCACCGCCTTCTGGCGCTTCTGCATGCGGAGCGAACCGAAATTGGCCTTCAGCTTCTGCGCGCCGAGCGTCTCATTGGGGTCGGACGAGCCGCGGATGATGTCGGAGATGCCGGTGATCTCGTAAATGGTCTGGATCAGAATGCCGCGCTGCTGGTAAAGCTGCTGCAAGGCCGCCGCGATCTTATCCAGCGGGATCGAGAACAGCGCCGCTTCAATGCCGCCGGCATCGCGCCAGGCCGCCGCGCCCTTCAGCGGATCGAACTGGCCGTCATTCAGATAGCCCAGATCGAGCAGCTTATCGACGTCGGGCATGGCGTCATCATAGAGCCCGGCCCATTTCATCATCTCGGTGAGCTTGTTGATCCGCGTCGTCACCCGGTCAAGTTCAGCCGCCTGATCCTGGTACTCGCAATATTCCGGGATCGGGGTTGAATCGGTCGTGGTCTTGATGGCGTCGAGCGGGCGTGGGCACGGGAAGAAATTGCGCAGCTTGAACGGATCGGCGTCGCTCTTGAGGACGTCCTTATAATCCTCGGCTATGTAATGGCGCTCTTTCTTGGCCTTGTCCCAGATCTCCCAGACGGCGGCGCGCTTGAATATCTCGTCCTTGTCGTCCTTCTTGCCCTCAGGAAGGCAATAGCCGAGGGGGATTTCTTTGCCGACTTTGTCATCAAATTTCTCAACCAGTTCATCGCGGGTGAATAGATGCATCCGCCCGACCCATGGCCAGTCGGTGAACCGGTTGCCGGCGCCGTGCAGGAACCGGTCCCACTGGACATAGCAGAACTTGGCTTCCTGGTAACGGATAGCGTCACCGTCGTCCATCTCGACTTCATATTCGAGCCAGCACTGGCCGCGGCCGGGCAGTAGCATATCCTCGATGGCGCATTCGATTTCATAGGTGCTATCATACAGGTTCGAGCACGCGGTAAGGCAGCGCTCAAGCAGCAGCGCCGCGGTGCGGGCGATCTTATTGTCCTGGCCGGGATAAGGGAAGGCCCGGCGAACATCGGGATTGCCAAGCTCGGCGAACAGCGCCGCTTTCAAGACCTCGGTGTTGGCCCACAGGATGTTGACCTTGCGCTGGTTCTTGTTGGCCTCATCGCGCTCGTCGCGGTAGCGCTCCAGCACGCCGTGGGCACGCTTATGCCACGGCCCGACGCGGCCCTTGGCGGCCTCGATCTCGGCAAGCCAATATTTGGACGAGCGAGGCTCGCTGTCAGCCTCGGCGCGCGTGTCGCCGCTGACCTGCTCAGTTGCCATTGATGGGGGATATCCTAGCTAGATGCGTCGCTCGGAGCCGCTGCCGCGTTTGCGGCGCTCCATGTCCTTCACCATCTCGCCGATGGTCACAGGCTTGGGATCGAAATAGGGTGTCTTGGCCTTGGGCTTTGAAGGCGTCCATGGGCGAGACGTACAGCCGTAGCGTGCGTCGTCTGCCGCATGGTCTTCCATGTCGGTGTCGAGATCTTCGGCGTGGTCAGGGTCATGTTGTAGCACCGGGATCGTTCTGATGCTATTCACGCAGGTCGAGAAGTAGTAAAGCATCGGCCTGTCACCACCATCGCCCTTCATGCGCTGGCGCATCATGTCCCAACCACCCATCGCACCCTTGGTGCCAACGCGCTTGTTGTCAGCCCTGCGGAATGCTACCCCGCATGTCATCATGCGCTCAGCGATCGAGGGGCCGCCATCTTGAGCGAATGCCGAAGGATCGAGCACGCCGTAGCTGATCTTCTCGTTCTGCTCACGCTGCTTGATGCCGGCCGCCACCTCTTCGGCTGTCAGCTTCAGGCCGACATTGGGCATAGCCACGCCGTTGTCCATCTTGACACCATACCACTCGCGGTAGCGGATCATGGCGCCACGTGGCAGGATCGCACCGTCTGGGTGCTGGTAATCGTCTGACGGTACCGCCCACCACCCAACACTGAATGGCGAGGCGCTGCCCCAGTCCATCGACCGGAAGCGCAGCCAGTGCTCGGGGATGGCAAATGGGCGAATAACATGTTTAGCGTGCGACCAGCAGTCGAAGAAAGCGCCCTCGATGACATCCCAGTCACCTTGAAGCCAAGCCCTGACAAGCTCCTTGGTGCCGGCCTGCTGTAGCGATGCGACATACGAGCCATCGAGAAACGGATTGTCCGTAAGCTTCGATGGTATGAAGATCCGGTTCTTGCGCTCGTTCTGACCGGTGAACGGGTTTTCGAACTCTTCCCATAGCACCTGCCACCCGAGTGGCGCCGGATCGATGTACCGCGCCTTAACCCACTGGTGGCCGGCGCCGCCTGGATTACCCGTTGCATGAAACTGGCACGGGATGCCCTTGGCGGAGCGCAAGGTGGCACGAAGCTTGTTGACCGGCTTGGGATCAGGCCAGTGCTGGATCTCCTCGAAATAGAGGTCCGTGTAGTTGTGGCCCTGGTAGTTGTTGGCGTCCTCGTCGCGGTCGAGATACTCAAACTTGAGGCGGGCGCCGTTCGGGAAGCGCCACTGCTTCTCCTGTTTGATCCATCGGGCGCCAATCGGATTATATAGATCCTGGCTGCGCTCGATGGCCTCTTTCAGATCTTCCCGCGTTCTGCGAAAGAAGACGCCTACTACGCCAGAGCCGTACTTCGCCGCCTTGATGGCGTGCTTGCCAAGCATCCCATCGGTCTTGCCTCCGCCCCGAGCGCCACCATAGAAAATCTCATCCAACGGGCAATGAACGAGTTTTGCCTGAGGGCCCCGGTTCGGACGCCAAGCAACCTTAGTTTGGACGGTGCCTTGCGGTCCAGTCTTCGGGGTCT